TGGCCGGTAATCTTAACACCAATGTTGACCGCCTTGTCCCTAGCCGAGAAGATGTTCAGAAGCAGCAAGAGTTAGCTCAGCAACAAGCTATGATGATGCAGCAGATGCAGGCTCAGGAGCAAGCAGCGCAGCTACAGGAAGACGGTACTCCTAAAGGTGGGCGGCAAGATAATACTATGAGTCCGCGTCCTAACGGTCAGTAGTGTGTACACGTGTTGACACGTTAGCAGATTTAGAATAGATTTATGCCATGATTGACTTGAATCTTTGTGACCAGCAGCACTTAAAAGCACTGTTGAGACTTAAAGAAACAGGTGAAACGTCTTTGTTAGGTCTTTTTAAGGCCGAAGCAGAGAAAGCCAAAGCTCGTCTAGTGAGTGCAACCGATATGGTCTCAGTCCACCGGTTGCAGGGGCGCGCAGAGGCATTTGAAGACCTACTTGAGTCCGTTGAAGAGGCGGCGAAGGTAGTAAACCGCTCGTAAGAGCACGATGAAGCACACCATATACGGGAGCAGCCTACCTACGGGCGCTGTGTAACAGAGTTGGTGCTTTGAGGAGAACCATATGGCGTTGCCAAAGCAGGTACAGGCACAGATTGCCGAAATTGAAGCGTACGAAAAAGCGTTAGAAGCCCAACAAGCACCTCAACCCGAGGAGTTGGACACGGAAGCGGAAGTAGTAGCAGAAGTCGAAGCGTCACCCGAACCTGAAGAAGCGAAGCCAGCTGACACGTCACCGACGGACGTAGAGGATGAGACTTTTAAGCAAAAGTACAAAACCCTGATGGGTAAGTACGACGCTGAAGTTCCACGGTTGCACCAGCAAGTGCGAGAAATGACCGAGGTAACAAAACAGCTCCAAGAGGAGCTAAAAGCGCTTAAAGTCGAACCGACAAAGTCGAAGGAGAAAGTCAGTTTAGTGACCGATGCAGATCGAGCCGAATTTGGTGAAGAACTGCTGGACGTTCAGCGCCGTGTTGCGCAAGAAGTCTCTCAAGGATACGAGGGTCGGCTGGAGCAGCAAGACGCGGTTATCAAGGAGTTGCGGGAAGAACTCGCAAAGACCGGTAGCCAAGTTGGAGAAGTAGGATTTAGTCAGAGGCTCAATCAAGCCGTGCCTGATTTCCCGCAGATCGACAATGATGAGCGTTGGGTAGCGTGGTTAAATGAGCATGATCCTATGCTTAGAGGCCCACGCAGAGTTCAAGCACAGCAGGCGTTTGATGCCGGTGACGTAGAAGCCATAGCCCACTACGTGAGCATGTGGAAAGAAACGTTAGCCGCACCGACCGAAGCTAAGCCTAACCAAGCCGAACTTGAGAAGCAGGTTGCTCCAAACCGTTCTGCTAATTCTGTGCGTACACAGAGTGCAACCCAGAACTCTAAAATCTATTCGCCGAAAGACGCGGATAGAGCTTGGAACAAGGTTCGTACACTAAATACGCGAGGGCAGTACGCGGAGGCGGAAAAACTTGAAGCTGACTTGACAGCTGCGTATATGGAAGGCCGCGTTAGAGTTTAACTCTACGTGTTAACATGTAAGCAGCTATTAGGTCGATAACCAACTTAATAGGAGGCCAAAATGGCTGCTGTATTCCCCGTCGTCGGTTCAGGCGCATTCGACACTACCCCATCTTACTCAGGTGGTTTTATCCCCCAACTGTGGTCGCAAAAGTTGAACGCTAAGTTCTATGCGAACACTATGATGACCGAAATTTCCAACACTGATTGGGAAGGCGAAATCAAAAACCAAGGCGATACAATTCGTATCCGTACTGCACCGTCAATTACAATCAACGATTATGCTGGCGCTGGTACTACCCTAACATCTGAAGTTCCTGCACCGATCTACCAAGACATGCAGATCGACCAAGGTAAATACTTCAGCGTACAGGTCAACGATGTACTCGCGCACCAAGCGGACATGGACTTGATGAACATGTTCACTGATGACGCTGCTAAACAGCTGAAGATCAATATTGAAAACGATACGTTCTTCAACTGGTTCGTAACCACAGGCGCAAACGCGTCAAACAAAGGTGCGACAGCTGGCGCTATCTCAGGTGCTTATAACTTGGGTACTGACGTAGCTCCAATCGACCAAGCAACGCCTGCAAACGTGTTGAACGCGATCCTGCAAATGTCTTCAGCGCTTGATGAACAAAACGTACCGGAAGATGGCCGCTGGCTCATCATTTCACCTCGTGATCGTCAGTTGTTGATGCAAACAGACATTGCCCAAGCCTACTTCACAGGCGATCAGTCAAGCACCATCCGTACCGGCAAAATCGGTATGTTGGACCGCTTCACTGTCTATGTGTCCAACTTGTTACCTAAAGGCCAAGCGGCTAAAGCGCTTGTTCCCGGCCTTTCCGCAACATCGTCAGGTGCTTCAGTGACTAACGCTAAAGCTCGCCGCATGATGGTAGCCGGTACAAGCACAGCTTGTTCGTTTGCTTCGCAAATCAGCAAAACTGAGCCGTTGCGCAACCAAACTGACTTTGGCGACATCGTTCGCGGCCTAGCCGTATATGGACGCAAGGTTGTTAAGCCAGAAGCGCTCTGTACCGCAATCGTCGGCGCAGCCAGCTAATCACTGACCTAACGGGAGGGGGAGTAATTCCCCTCTCACAACCACAAGGGGGTTAGTGATGGCTACCATAAAAGTAATCGACGTGATTTCCCGCGTCGAAGCGATCTTACAGGATACAAACATTCGCTGGCCTCGGACAGAGCTTCAGAAGTGGTTGAATGAATCCTACCTTAGCATTGTGTTGCTGCGTCCTGACGCAAACGCAAAATGCGCAACCTTTACGTGCTCACCGGGAACTAAGCAGGAATTAACTAAATCTAGCGGCGGTTTTCCGTCAGCGCTGCGCCTTCTCGATATTACCAGAAACGTCTTTTCCGGTTCTCAAAAGAAAGTCGTGCGAGTGGTCTCTCGAAGTGTTTTAGACGACCAACGTCCCAGCTGGCACTCAGAAACACAAAACGACAACATTCAGCACTACACATACGACCCTAGAATACCGAAAGAGTTTTATGTGTATCCCCCCGCTACAAACGTGGCTCAACTAGAAGTCATCTACGCAGACGCTCCGGGCGCTCATGCGATGACAGAAACGCAGCTCGACCCGGCGAACAACGACAACGAAGTAATCCTGCTGGACGACATCTATTTAAGCCCGATTACTGACTGGATTTTATATAGAGCTTACTCAAAAGACGCAGAATACGGAGCTAATGAACAACGCGCTGCTGCTGCGTTTCAGACCTTTAATGCGGCTATTGGAACTAAAACACAGGTGGACGCGGCAGTATCGCCGACACCGGGAAGTTCGGTGACGTAGATGGCTACTGTAACGTGGGACAAATTTTATCCATACATCCAGCCCTATTTGTCGGGTTGCCCAGAAATAGTGATGGAGTCGCACTTACAAGAAGCGAGTGCTAAGTTTTTAGAGCGAAGCGAAGTGTGGCGCTTCGAGATCGAAAAAGACTTCGCGGTTAAAAACGTTGCGGAGTATCCTATTTTCTTACCGTCGAACGAAGCCGTCCTAGAAAACGTTTACGAATTAATTTTAGAAGGTCGACCGCTTAGACGAGTGACAGATCGTCATTTAAATTCGACAAGATTTGAAACGAACTCGACACCCACCGGGTACGCAATCTACCAAGATGCGTCTGTTAGGTTGTACCCTACGCCCGACCGTAAATATACGTTTCGCGGGTGGGGCGTTCTTAAAACAAAGCTGACGGCTACCGGCGTTGAGGATTGGATTTATCAGTCTCACGGTCGCTGCATTTCTTACGGAGCTATCGCGCAGCTTGCGTCGGTGCCTAACAAGGAATGGACGAACCCTGAGTTGTCTATGTACTACCGCCAAAAGTTTTCCAAAGAAGCAGACGATGCGAAGGGTAGAGATTATCGCCGTGTCAGCACCAGAGTTCAAAGTCAAAACTTTGAAGGTCGTCGGAGGAGAGCATAATGGCTACATCATTTAACTACGTTCAAGGCGACACTGGCCCTCAAATTAAGCTCTCGTTTACTGACGAGGACAGCAGTACAGCTTCCGACCTAACAGGCGCGACGGTGACGCTCCACTTTAGAGCCGCAGGCGACGAAGCGGTTCTGTTTTCACGAACGCTTTACGTCAATCCCGATACTGCTGATACCGGCGTAGCGATTCTCCAGTGGCAGACCGAAGACCTCAATCAAGAACCCGGTGTGTACGAGGGCGAGATCGAGGTTGTTCGTTCTACGGGGTTGCGCGAAACCATTTTTGACATCCTCAAGTTTAGAATACGTGAGGATTTTGCATGAGACTTAAATCCGCAGTTTTAATAGATGCTCTGAAAGTTGCCGTTACGCAGCTTCGGACAACTATGTCTGCGGCTGACTACCAAGGGTTAAAAGTAAAAGTTGAGAGCGGTAACTTTATTCTGTTTGCCAGTCTCTTAGACAACCTGCATGTCAAAGACGGCATTGGAGCCGAAGACGGCTTTGTGTTCGAGTTCTTTAAAGCCCTAACCGACAGTGCAGCGGCAGCTGAAAACGCAACCTTTCACTTTTTTAAAGCGCTTTCTGACGTAGCTGATATTTCCGACGATGAGATTTTCTCGTTTTTTAAAGCGCTGGTTGATCCTGTAGGTGTAAGCGACCCGATAGCCAAGCATGTGTCTAAGCCGACCGTAGCTGATGGGTTTGCCGTTTCAGACGACGACGTTCTAAACACAGGCAAAGTATTTTTTGAAACGCCCTCCGCTGCCGAGCAGATAAACACAAAAGCCTTCGGGAAAAACGTCGAGGACGTTCCAAGTGTTGCAGAGCAGATTACACGTAAAACTTTTACGAAACTGTTAGCCGACGACGGGCTTGTTCAAGAAGCGTATTCATCTGAGCTAGGGAAACCTTTTGCTGACAGTGCGACTTTCGACGACAGTGACTTACGCCTGTTTGGCAAAAACGAGCTTGAGACAATAACGTTTGATGATCTGGATGTTTTTGCGGTCGATAAAGTTTTAGAAGAACTTCCAACCGCGCTGGACCAGTACGCTTCCTCGTACAACAAACCTTTTAACGAACTTGTATCTTTTACAGATGACGTCGATGGCACAGCTTCTTTGCTCGATGACCAAGAGATGCAATTTACTAAAGTAAAAACCGATGCTGCGAGTTTAACAGACAGTTTTTTCCGTCTTGTAGCGTTCGATAGAGATTTTACCGAAACACCAGTAGCGCGCGAAACACACGCTTTTGGCTTTGGGCGACCGTTGGCAGACACGCTGGCGGCACTAGAAACTCATGCGTTTGATGCGGGCAAGCCTCTGGCTGAGACACCTGCCGCCTCTGATGCGTTCGTGTACGCAGCGGGCAAACCGCTTACGGACACGTTCTTGGGTACGGAACAGATAGCGAAAACATTTGCTAAGGCACCTTTTGCTGACAGTTCTAGCGTCACTGACACTGATCTTATTCAATTTGGAAAAGTGCCATCTGATCTGGCCTCGTTAACCGACGCGGGGTCACTACGAAGTCAAGGTTACTGCGACTTCACATATTTTGCGGAAGACTATGTCGGTGCTTCCCGAACCTTTACCTAGGAGATAGGCATGATTAACGAAAATCTAAAGCTATCCGGTCAGCTGAACATCGTCCTAAAGGACAAGGCCGGGAACGTAAAAGAAGAGCGCGAACTCAAAAACCTCGTGGTTAACGCAGGATTGGCTTACATCGCTTCTCGCATGACCGGCACGGCTAAGAGCGTAATGTCTCACATGGCACTCGGGTCAGGCACAACAGCAGCAGCTGCAAGCCAAACAGACCTCGTGTCTATTTTAGGCTCTCGTGAGGCGTTGGACAGCACGACCATTTCGGGCACCAACAACGAAAAAGTTGCGTATGTCTGCGGGTTTGAAGCGGGTGACGCGACAGGCGCGGTTACTGAGGCCGGTATTTTTAACGGCGCATCTTCTGGTGACATGCTTTGTCGTACAGTTTTCAGCGTAGTCAACAAGGCTGCTGATGACACGATGACCGTTACTTGGACGATCACATTGGCTGCAAGCTAACTAAATAGAGGGGTGAATCATGGCTACTATTGTTACACGATCTGGCAAGGGTTCGCCCCTCACGAACACTGAAGTCGATGCGAACTTTACTAACCTTAATTCTGATAAGGTAGAAACCAGTTCGATTTCAACTTTTGGCGCGTCGCTCGTCGACGATGCTAACGCAGGCGCTGCGCGAACGACGTTAGGGCTTGGGTCTATCGCGGTGCAAAACACGGTCAACAAGAACGACTGGAGCGGCACCGACCTTACTATCGTCAACGGAGGCACCGGCGCTTCCTCGGCGGCAACTGCACGAACAAACCTAGATGTCGACCAAGCCGGTACGGCTCTGGCTCTAGCAATAGCATTGGGGTAAGCCATGGCAAACGTATTTAAAAACTACACGACGGACGGAGCCGGTACTTCCTTAGCGACGGTTTACACGGTTCCCTCCTCTACAACCGCCGTCATTATCGGCGCTAATCTAGCAAATGTAACTGACGCGCAGATAGAAGTGGACGTGTTGCTCGGAAGCATATATCTTGTAAAGGGAGTACCGATACCGGCTAACACCGCGTTCTCGATGCTCGACGGCAAAATTATCGCCGAAGCTGCCGACACGATTAAAGTTCAGTCCGATACAGCTTCTTCAGTTGATGTAGTTCTATCAGTTCTGGAGCAGTCGTAATGGCAGGTTATCTCGGATCACGCCCAGTCATCGTACAAGTCGATGGCTACCAACGCGAAGAAAGTGAGTCTCGCTACGTTAATGTATCGGGAGACGATTTCAGCGGCCACCTAGATTTTGTGGACGACGCGAAAGCACGGTTCGGGAGTAGCGACGAGCTACACATCTACACAGAAAGCTCTGGTAGCGGCCACAGTTACATTCAAGGCGATAACATAGTTATTCGCTCCGCAGCCGGTACAGCCCGCCTAACAGTCACGTCGAACGATGTTGATGTGTCGTCTGGAGCGCTGAAGGTTGGCGGCAGCACAGTTATCGACAGCAGCCGAAACCTTACTAATGTTGTGACGTACACAAGCACGGCACCAAACGGTTACTACACACACATTGGCAGCGGTAATACAGTGCCCGGCGGTGACGAGCCGCTATTTGGTATTTTCAATAATAGCACTTTTGCTGACGCCAATTTCTCTTGGGGTTTTTACGACAGTAACAGTGATGGTTCCTTGCAGATATGGAACCGCAACAACAACACAACAGGTGAGGAATTACTGACGCTTAAGCGCGGGGGTAACGTTGATGTTGTAACGGGCAATTTCCAAGTAAACGGCACCACCGTCATTAACTCTAGCCAAGTTGGCACTTTTAACGAAAAAACGCGCATTGGCACCGGGGCAACAAACCCAACCG